TTCTATCGTCTTTGTCAAATCACTCATATTCGGTGGTATTCCTTTTTCTCCAACAAACTTTACTACGAATTTGTATTCGCTTGGATATTCTATGACTTCTACCTCTCCATTTGCAAAAGAGCTTGCGACGTTCTTAATAACTTCTTTTGTAATTGTGCCATATCCTCGCAACTTTGCTGTTATTCTTTCTCGTCTAAATTGCTCTGATTTTGTTTTATCAACTGGCAATCCTAAAAATTGCTCCCATAATTCCAAACCCCAAGTCGCTGTATCCACAAAGAACTGTTCCAATATCTCGTCTAAAGTATCGTTCAACCTATCAATTTCATGCCCTTGTGCATCCCAGACACTTCTCATTATGTAACTGGTAAGATAATACGGTGGCATTCTTTCCAATATCCTATTTCCCGCTTCACTTATCATGTAAATGTCACCGTCCCAAGCACAGCTACTTCCTGCTCGCCTATAACGATATTATTCGTACCGCCATTGATAAGCAAATTACTGTAATCGGATACCCCCGCCACATCTAAGATGACACCCCCAATTTTAACGTACTTCACATCGTTATCAGCTTGAAAAGTCAATGACTTCAAATATTCCCTTAAAGCCTCGGTAATGTTCAACTTTACCGCATTGGGATCATACCCCTGCACAACACTTATATTCGCAGTTATATTTATCGGTACTGCGGTTGCTGGCTCCACATACACCCTCGCACCAATGGGAGCTTTGCCATCGCCAGTGTCTTTGCTGAACAAACTCTCATACGCTATTTTGTCTATAATAACTGTGTTAACGGTATCTGTCTGCAACCTCTCAATACGCAACTCCAAATGGTCTTGCCCATTCCAATAGAACCTTTGATAAACCTTAGACAACGGGTTTAATGCATTGGCTGAATAAATTGTCTTGGCTTGTATTTGGCTGGACACATCTACCACTGCCCACGCATTAGTCGTCAAATCCCATATACCTATGGACAACAAATCATTTGTACCACTACCCGTGGTGGACAAATCCAATATGACGTTCCACACTCCCTGTTGCTCAAGCATCGTATCAAACTGCGTATGTGTAACCTTCCCAGTGCCACTCGAACTATAGCTTAAAATTACCTGCCCATTTGAAACTGAAACTCCATACCCCGAAATAGTCAAACTCTCTGCTTCATTCACATGCAACCATCTTGGTGCTATGTGCTCCTGAACTCGCTGAACTAACTCTTCACTGGCTGGCTGCATATCCTTATCAACAATTGCTACGCTGACTGTTCCATTGCCATACTTCAACGGTACTACCGAAACACTTCCAACACCTGCAACCTCAAGTGCCCATTTTACATAATCAGCTTTATTACCACCTGCACTGGGATTGCGCACCCATTCCAAATATCGTGCCAATAAACTTGCATCATCTTCAGTATCTGCACCACCACTCGTGGCTTGCTCATTTTCAATCCTTGCAACGCCCTGAATGGGAGTGCTTAAAACTGTTATTGTTCCTGCAGCGACGTTTCCTTCAATCCCTTCGTCCAATGCTTCTATGGGTACAGACACTTCTCCTGCATCACTTATCACTGCTTGCGTGGTAGTCCTAAAAAATACTGCTGGTGCCAATTCCGATGAAGGGGTGGACACTATCGTTCCTTCTGGTATTACCGTTCCACTATCACCAAAGAATGTTATATACCCAGTGGCTTTGCTTGCTGGTATTCTGGACAATCCATGCTCTTCAGCTCTCAAATCTAAATATGTACCAAACGTTGTCTGTGCAAATCCACGACGTAACACCTCTTGTGCCCATATTGTAGCTTGTGTCAATTCTGCGGCAACTGGAGCTAATGCATCATACACAAATGAACCTTGGCTTTTGTCATAATTGTCTGGTACATAGGACAACAATCTTGCTAATATTGTTTCAAACGTTTGGTCTGTTAAGTATTCTGGTAAGTCCAACCTCTCACCCCCTCAACGTAACTGTTCCATCTACATTATACCGCACAGCCATAAGCTCAGGTATATTAATGCCATCCTCGGTCAGCAACACTTCTTTAACGGTGAGCACTTTGTCAACCAAACTAACGCCTTCGCTCAAACTTGGTATTGGAGCATTGTTTTCACACTCTTGGAACGTGCTTCCATCTACCGACGCATAAACCTTTACATCGCACCCTGCAGGGATATTTGCTTCCCAAGAAATATTTGATCCATTACACGTTCCAAGGCTCTTTAAGTATATTGGCTTGCTTAACCTATAACCACCACGGCCAACTTTAAGGCTATTATCAAACCTCAAGGCGTATGTGGTATTCTCATCAATTGGTAATGGCTGATTGCTTTGATACGCACTCAATATTTCCGCATCTGTTCTGGCACGGTTGGAGATGCGGAGGTCGTCGATGAGGCCATTCAAGGCCGCCGAAACACCGTTATAGTCTGTACCAAGACATATTCGAGTAAGTGTTGGTATCGCAGGTAAAGACAAAATTCCGCTCGTCTTAACACCGTTTAGAAATACGGCAACTTCTCCAGTAGCTTTTTTGAACGTCCATGCAATATAGTTCCAATCGTTGAGTTTGACAGTATTCGTCGAAGCTATCCTATAGCCGGTAACACCAGTGTAATACTCCCACTTGACGATATTATTCGTTTGAACCGCAAAGTTAAAGCGATTGTCGTTGGTAGCCTTGTTAATACTAACCAGATAACGTTCTCTAGAAAGGTTAGGTACCCAAAACCAACCTTCTATAGTGAATTCATCCTGGTTCAGCACTCCCGCCGTGGGAATGGTCAGGGTTTCGGGAGAGCGGGTGCCGTCGATGAAGCTGGTGGCGTAGGGCTTGGCTTCGATCTGGACGTCGTCAACTTCAATCCAATCATTTGCGTATACAGCACNATGCCTACCGTCAATTGCTATCATTAAACCATAGTNAGATGCAGTTNTGCCTGCAGGAATGGTATAAGTAATGGTGTATCTTTGCCAAGTTGTGCCAAGGTTTATTGTTGGCAACATACTATTACCTACAAAAGAAGACACCAAATACATATATGTTACTGGGAAATTATCTCGAATTGCACGGGCACGAAAACTAATTATATATTTAACGCCTTCACTTAACGACATATTGCAGGCTGATACTATGCCAAATACACCATCTTTCTTTGTGATAGTTATTCTTGTCGCATTACCCGAACCATTCCAACCTGTTACCAGCGTTGCAGTACCATTTTCGGGATTCCGTAGCTCAGGCCACATTCCACTTTCAAAACTTGGATTGCTTACAAGNTTCGTCGTCCCCTCCTCCACCATCAAGCCCAATACCCCATCAATAACATCAAAGCGAGGCTGATTAGCAGCGACTTGCGTGCCGTCACTCAAATAAGCGATGCTATTGCGAGAAAAACTCGGACTGCCAACGCTCGGTAATTGTAGCTTATTATTCACTACTACAAGGTTGTTGAGTGTGCCTTGTAAAAAGTCTACTGTTTGCTTAACATTTATACCATCACCATCTCCTTTCAGCCCAAGCCATGCCTTTATCCTGCGGTTCTGTTTAAGTAACTGATATAACGGTGATCGCGTATTCCCTGCATCGAATTTCCGGCTTTCGTTGTTCAGCCGTATATCTATCTCATTCGCTGATATATTCCCTACCGGTAGGCTACCCTGCGATACTTCCCGCTCTTCAAGCAGGTGTATGAGAAGTATGTCGTCACCTTCGTATGTTTCTTGGATTGATGTGAAGAATTCAAGTATTTTCACCTGCCTGCCGGGATGCGACCATTTCGTTATAGTTAGCACCTGCTTTGTCACGTCCAGCACGGGAGAGGCCAGTGTCTTTCTCCATTCCACCGAAGTGTTGCCAGTAACTTGCTCCGTATACAGGAGCGTGTTGTCTGGACCATACAGGTCTATACGGAAGTCCACCGGCCACTCGTCACGCTTGCTATCGCCTACCACCTTCAAGCTGTAAATTGGTCTTGCAAAATGCGTGACTGTCAGCGTCGGGTATGGTACTGTAAAGCTACCGTCTGCACCGGCCAACTGCGAACCCCACCAGCCCATTTGCTTGGTGCTTGCTTCTTCAGGGCTTGGTGCTAAAGCCCAGTCTTGCCCAAGTACCCATGAGCCGTCTAACGCAGCGTATTTTGCAAAAGGCTCAGTTACTGCGTCGGCTGTTTGGGCTGGGTAGCTTATGTTTGCTTGCTCATTAGCAGTGCACTGTATGGACTGGTCAAGAAACGGGTCTGTGTAGTCGATTTGGACTTTTCCGTATACTCGCCTTTCTGTTGCTTTCATTTTGTCATTGAAATCCTGCGTAACTGGATACATCTACATCACCTCATGGCATCAACAATGCCGCAATACTGACTCCATCTACTGCGCTATAGTCTATTGCTACTTGGCCAGCAAGTCCATCGGATTGATTGTATATTTTTGTATCCAAAGGCCCTATGAACACCGCCGAATTCGCAGCCACTGTGATGACTCTATCAGTTAGCTTTAGACCATTGACGGAATATCCTGATCTAATGGTGACGGTTACGTCTGTTGCTGAATCATTCTTTACGTGCAATATCACTTTACCGTTGTTCTCTACAGCGTGGCCATCTACGACGGCTGGTGAATATGCGGCTATAAGGCCAGTATCGCTCAATTGCTGTCTTGCCAAGCTCACTCTTGCCATCTCACTCCCTCCTTCTATTGCTCTTCTAATTCAATGTCTACTTGCCAGTACTCGTCCCTTGTTTGTAAGCGCTGCCGGCTGAATTTTGAAAACCATACAATAGCGTTCTTTGTCTGCCCCTCGTCCTCATACACAAAAGAAAGCGGTGCCCCTTTGTCATATTCTTCTTGAAGCACCGTTATATCGCTTGCTGGCAAACCTTTATATGCCAGCTTGAATATTTTTTTCTTGGCAATGATGTCTTTCACCAGCTTTCCAGACGCAGTTCTATCTGCCCGCGCTATTTCGAAAGGCTCTATGTTAAAGTCGTCTGGTTTCGGTATGTCCCGTTCAAAGCCAGGCGTTCCTAACTTCCAGCTCATGCCCTCTCAACTCCTAACCGCATGTTCTCGCTTATTCTTATACTTGCAAGCTTACGCTCAAGCTGTTTCAGACCGTAGTCATCAGCCACAAGCGTGCCGATGTGTAGATGGACCTCAACTGGCCGCATGGCTGACCTTTCTCGTTCCACAACCGTTGCAGGCTTAGGACTTTCAACGGCCATTGCAGCTATAGTCGGGCTTTCTACTATAGGCGTCGCCAATGCCATATTTAGGGTGGCCTGTAGCTTCGGTATATTCTGCTGTATACCTTTAGCGAGCATTTCCATCAAGTTCGGCATCCACTTATCCGCTTCGGCACCCGGACCTTCTTTAGCTGGTGAATGGAAGCCGAAAAAGTTGGCAATAGTGGAAGCGACGTTTTTTGCTGCACTTGCTACTCTACCTATCATTGCTTGTATACCATCTATGAAGTTTTGTATCAGGTTTCTGCCCCAATTGTAGGCATCTGATACAATCGAAAGTACCTTTTGCTTTGCAATGTTGAAAGGCTCTACAATTGCATTCCATATTCTGCTGCCGACAGATGATATTGTACTGACAATTCCGTTCCATACACTTGATATGCTACTGTGTATACTGTTTGCAATAGAAATGACGCTGGTTTTTGCAGAATTGAACAATGATGTGATGGTATTTGTGATGCTATTCCATATTGATGATGCTGTGTTTTTAATTCCTGTCCACGTGCCACTCAAAAACGTGCTTATTCCTTGCCATGCTGAGGTTGCTCCAGCTGATATACCCTGCCACAATCTTACAAAGAAGCCAGAAAACTCTCCCCAGTTTTGTTTGCCTTGCAGTATTAACTTGTCCCAAGATGACAATATTTCGCCTGTAGAAAGGTTTACCTCTTTGATACTTTCTCCAGCCATTTCTGATATCTCTCTAACAGTTTCTTCGTGCATTAACGTTGCAGCTTCAACAGTCCTATCGCGCTGCAGCTTAGCGTTGTTTATAAGCTCATCCCTAGTATAGCCAGTTGTAGCTATTGCCTCATCACTCATAGCCATAATTGCCTCTACCGTTTGCTGGTATTGTTCGTTTGCGTTCTTGATAGTTTCTTCCTTCTGTGTCAGGCTGTTCTTTATCGCCTCAGCTGCCATCTCCGCTGTTATCTGTCCAGACTCAGCCTTAAGCATTGCTATAACCGCTGCCGCCTTGTCTTTCTGCTCAGAAACAGCCATAATTACTCCATCCCTCTGCGCTTGTACCGTTTGGACTATTTGCTGCCTCATTTCTTCAGTTACAGTTACGCCGCTGCTCTGTAGCTCTCTTATTTTCTGCTCTACCTGTTTATTCAGCTCTTCCTGATTAGCTATTTGGTCGTTCTTGCGTTTTGTCTCTATCTCGAGCATTTTGTTATATTGGTCGTTCGTAATCATCCCTGCTGTGTCTCTAAGATAGCCGAGCTTATCAACTGTCTCCTGATACTGCTCATTTATAGCTTTAACCGCCTGCTCCTTCATCCTTTTGCTTTCAGCAATTATGCCATCTGCCATTTCCTTGCTTATGCTTTTCCCCTGAGCCTGAAGTAAGAAGAGGTTGCTCTCAATTCCCTGCGACATTCTAACGACTTCTGCCGTTGTTTCGTCACTCATCGCTTCAACCTCATCCGCTACCGTAGTTCGTGTAATTCCAAAGAAGTCTGTAATTTTACGCGCTGTAGAGATGATAAAGTCAGCAGTCAATTGAAAAGAAAACTTTATTATTTCCCACGTTTTAAGTACAAAATCTCTAAATCCTTCGCTGTGCTTCCATAAATATATTATAGCCGCCGTTACAGCCGCGATAGCCGCTACAGTTAATCCTATAGGTCCAGTTAGCGCCGCAAACCCTGCCTTCAGTAGGGGAAGAAATTTCGCCAAGCTCAAGATTCCTCCTATGAGCTTGCCAATCCATACCAAAGGTCCTATGGCTGCTGCAAGTCCAGCAACTGCCACAACTGTGGTTTGTATCCACCGCGGAAGGTCTCCAAACCACTTCACTAGGTCAGTTAACGCTCTAATTACAGGGGTTATAACAGGAAGCAAAATATCACCAAGCGTCAACGCTAATGTCTCTAACATAGACTGAAGAGCTTCTATCGCTCCGTGAGTTCCCTTCATTTTAGCTTCTGCTACTTCTGCTGCTCCGCCAGCCCTAGTAACTGCTGCATACATATCATCCCACTTCTCTGCTCCGTTCATAAGTACAATGTTTGCCGCTCGTATTGCATCTGTACCGAATATAGCCGCAAGTGCTGCATTCCTTTGTTCGTCTGTAAGCTTTCCTAACTTTTTATTGAATTCGTCCATCAGTGCAGGCAAGGGTTTCATTTTCCCTGTAGCATCATATATTTCTATCCCGTACTCCGCTATTGCATCAGAAGCTCTCCCGACAGGATTTATTAACCTCATAAACATTGTCTTCAAGCTTGTACCTGCGTCACTGCCTACAACCCCTGCATTCGCCATTAAGCTTATTGCCGTAACGAAGTCCTCTATTTTTACTCCAGCCATACTTGCTACAGAGCTACCCATTTGTAACGCGTAAGCCATGTCGCTTATTTCACCTGCAGCCGCATTCGCACTATTCGCCAATAAGTCCGCTATTCTCGTAGCCTCATCTCCAGAAAGCCCGAATGCGTTCAAGGCCTGTCCTATAATTCTACCAGCATCTGCATTGCTCATCATTGCAGCGGCAGCCAATTGCAATGTACCTTTTGCTGCTTTGAAGGTGTTGTCTACACTTACGCCAGCTTTGGCTAGTTCTATCATTGCCTCGACAGCATCTACAGCCGAAGTTGCAGGAAGCGTTAAATCTTCGCCCAGCGCTATAGCTAAGTCCTGCATCTGCTTCATCTGGTCAGCCGTAGCTCCAGTAATAGCCTTGAACATGTTGGACATAAGTTCAAAATCTGAGGCAGCTTTTACTGCAGCCGTTCCTACAGCAGCTATGGGAAGTGTTACCCCGATGGTTAAATTGCGCCCCACCGTGGATAACTGCTTGCCAACATCAGCGAATCCAGAAAACTTGCCCTGCACTTGGTTAACCTGTTTGCTAACCTCCTGCATCTTGCGGTTAAAGTCATCAATATTTGCCGAGACCCTTACTACGACGTTTCCTGCATCTGCCATTTACTCACCTCCAAACATTCTCTTGATCTCTTCCCACTCTTGCTGCTTATTCTCTATCCGCTTTGTCTTTTTCTGCTCACGCTTTGGTAGTAGCTTTGAGGGAGTTATCGGTTTCTTAAGCCTGCCAGTATAACTGATTATGTACGACACAGCCCAAGCCATTTTATACATCTCATTTTCCTGCTGCCAGCTCCTAGCTTCAGCCACCAGTTTAATCTCGCTAGGCGTAAGCTCCCAAAACTCATTTATGCTTAGTCCTATTTCGAGGGCTTGGAGGAGGTACTCTCTCCAGTTCCATGTACCTCCTCCTTCCGTGCGTTTTTTGGTTTTTCCTCTTCTGTTCCAAAAGCCAGTACAAAAGCCTTGCCAACTGCATCAGCTGCAGTTGTTATACCTACTTCGTCAATTATTTCTCCAGCTTCGTCAAGGGTTATGTCGGGATTCCAGTGCAGTAACCCAACTCTAAATATCTCAGTTAACAGCCCGATACTTATCTCATTCTGCAGCACTTCTCCGATTTTTGCAATTGGCATGTCCAAGCTAACCTCCAAGGTTCGAAGAGCCTTGTTGTTATACTTGAGTGAATATATCTTATCTCCGCACTTTATTTCATACTCAGATATCATTTACAGCTCTCCTAAACCTCTGGAGTAAGTGTTAAAGGTCCTGTACCTTGAAGCGTTCCGCTGTAAGTCATCGCGTCATCATATGGAGCATCTATCGAGAAGTCTGTCAAGAAAGCCTTACCTGAGTACTTATTACCTGCTGGAGTTATGACCTGTACCTGTAACACTTCATTGTCCATGTATGCAGTTTCCAAAAGCTTATACGCTGTGTTATCTTCGATCACCAACCCATCAAAGTCAATGCTCCAGTTTTTTATGGTAGGAAGTCCTTCATGCCACCCAAGTGAATCCTTTGACGTTACATCTGCCTCATCGACCGACCTGTTTAACGTGGCTCCTCTTTGACCACCTACTGCTGTCCATGTTGGGCTTGTTTCGGTGCCCGTGTTTACCTGAATTAAAAAAGTTACACCACTTACTCCTGCCATATTCATTTACCTCCTTATTACTCTTGTATTTTGAATCTAAACCTGATAACTGCATGCCTATAGCCATCAGGGTCTCGTATTACTTCTGTCATATCAAGAGTGGCTATTACCATGTAAAAGCCCTCAAGCTCAAGCGGCTGGGACGTTATAGCTTGTACAACCTCATCTGTTATTTGCTTAACTTCCTTAGCCCCGTCGTAGTCGCTCCAGATATGCAGGGTGTGTGTGACCTCTTGCCCGTTTTCCAGCTTCGTACTCCAGTCAATTGCCGTATCCTCTCCAATTGTTACGTAGGGCATCTGAGCCCCCTGCGGCACAGCGTCATACACTGGACAATCTAAGTTTTGGCGCAATCTGTCATATAACGCTTTCTGCAACGCTAACAGCGGTGACCTCATTCCAATTCACCCTTAATGATAATCTCCAGCCCTTTTGCTAACCTAGGTCTCTCTTCTTCAGCTGCCGGTGTCATGTATGGTCTCGCTCTCATCTTGCGGGTACCGAATTCCACAAACACCGCATAGGGCATATGTGGAGCTATTTCCGCTGACATCTCACCGTACAGGTCCACAGTTATGGAATTTCTTAAAGCTCCAGTACGTACAGGGCATCTTCTCTTCGCGGACGCTTGTATTCTTAAAGCTGAAGCCCCAATTTCTTCTTTAACAGCTTTCTTAACCTTCTCAGACATTCTGCCGAGATTAGCCACTGTTTCTTTTTGCCCATTAACCCCGATACTAATTGTTATCATGCTACCACCTTAGAGCATAACAGTTCCAAACTCTCGTGTCGTTCTTCTGGGTCAATTATTGCTTCTATATCAAAAGACCTGTTGTCAAATACTATTCTCATCTCTGGCTTTATCCCGCTCATATACCTTATCCTAATCCTGTGCGTTAGTTCTGCTTTTACCTGCTGCGCCGCGTACAGTTCTCTGCCCTTCAGTGGCTCAACAGAAGACCACACAGTAGCTACATCCTTCCAAGTGCTAGTAACACCGCCGTAGCCATCTGGTACAGTAACCTTTTCCTGTATCGTTATCCTGTGCCTCAGCTTTCCTATCTTCATAATTGGAAGACCCTGTATGGTTTTAAGAGTTCCTTTGCCTCAGCCGATACTCCACCACTTTCTCTGTTTTCGTACAATCCTGCTACTGTTATTAATATCGCCTGCCTAATATCACGTGGCACGTCCTTGGCAGTATTCCCATACCCAGCTGTATAGGTTATAGCTATGCCGTCTGCTTTTGTTGTATAAACGGGAGTAATAACGTATAGGATGTCTTCTGGTAGCAGTGCATACCTGTTACCTGGCAAAGCCTCTCCATTAACAGTTATGCTGTCTATTCTCTGCACTGGTGGATAAGGAAGGTACAGTTTGTTAGCTATTACGTGTGTTTTAATCTCCCAGGTTTGTGTTATAAAGGATCGTGCTGTGTACTTTTCAGCGTACAATCTGGCAGCCGAGATAAGAGAGGATAACAGCTCATCTTCTTCATCCGAATCTATCCTAAGGAATATCTTTGCTTCTTCTAGTGTTATCGGCTCTATGCTTGGAGGCGTTATCAGCTTTGCTGTCATCCTCTTTCACCTCCGATGGCCCGTCTAAACTCTTATCCTGTTCTGCGACCCCTGCTAATATCCACGCTCTAGCTGTTTTCTCATCAATATCGACAACTGCTCCAGCGTTGAATACTCCTCCAGCTACTCCTACTGAATGAAGCATTCTAATCCTCACATTGCTCACCTTTCTAAGTTACCTTGACGTGCAGAACTCTAAGTGCATTTGGTCTGATTACTCCACCGCCGACCCTGTAGTGTACTCTGAATCCAATCAGCCCGTACTCAGCGTAAAGCTCAGTTAAGCGCTGAATGGTTATGCCTAGTCTGTCAAGTATTCTGTAACCGCTTCTTAAGTCTCCGAATATTGCCACATCTGCTGGTTCAGTTCCTGCTGGTATGGAAGGAATATCTTCCTGGTTGTACACTGGGAACCCGGCAAAGGTGTTCGGTCTACCCGCTTGGAGAGAAGGCTGCCATAGGTACTGACCATGAGTGTCCTTAAGCAGCCTTAACGCTAGCTCAGTCTGGGAGTTAACAAGCAGAACACCATTTCTTCTGTATTGAGCCGGCACGGCATAAATAAGAGACAGAATGTCGTCTGTGGTAACCGCTTTTACCGTCTTCGCATTTACTCTCTCAATGCCCGCCGAGGTTAAAATACCCTCTGGCTGTTGAGAGTTATGCCCCTGTCCTACTACAAAAGCCCTATCTTCAGCCTGTGCTATTGCCCTAGAAAACGAGTCTACTATCAAGNTCTCTAAAGCTACATCAGTGTCCATCAGTTCATCTTCACCTATTTTAGCTAAACCGTACAGGTCTTCGACGTACTGATACTCCTGACTAGGTACAAGATACGAAGAAGGCTCAGCCAAGGGAGTCATCGAAGTCTCCAACTTGCCCCATCCAACATCAACCTCAGTCAAGCTTCTCCTTCGTATTCTGTCTGTACGTATCTGCCTAACCGTTGCCAATCCTCGTATTACAGAAGCGTTTGGAAGCTCCCTGTATATCTCTGTTTCCAATTCTTCCGGAACCAGTATCTGACCACTTGCATCTTCTACAAGTTTCTTCCTTTCAGTCGGCTCTATTGCAGACTTTCCTTCTCTCAAAAATTTGAAGAATACCGACTTGTTTTCGCTGTTTTCAGCAACGCTGTCAGCTACTACCGGTCTCTTGATCATCGTTTCGAGCTGTGCAATGCGATCGTTTATTTTCTTTTCAAACTCTTCAAACTCAGCCTTTGTGTACAGGCCCTGTTCCTTTTGCTCGAACTTCTCCCTCAGTTCCTTAACTAAGCTCTGAAGTTCCACTACTTTTTCATCCATTCTTATAGTACCTCCTTCAATTTTCTAAGTTCTTCAATTGCTTCTTCCAGCAAGCGACTTTCTAACTCGCCATCACTCTGCGGCTTCTCTTCTTGCTGAGTGGAATTATCCGGCTCAGCTTTCCCAAGAAGTGCATTCAGGCTTTGTATCGCTTGTTCGATTAAGGCAGTGTTCATTGTTTCATTCGTTCTGCCTGCCTTAATTTCCCCCGCTGCCCCTATTATACCGTAAAGCAGCAGGTCCAAGCCACTACTTTCCGAACTCCATGGAGGTGTTCTGTCCATCTTCTCATAGTATCGGGCTAAGTGCCTTCTTACTCCAGCCATGTCCTTCTCTGGGATGTTTACACCACCTCTGCCACCTTGAACCGCAGCCGCAGCAGCGAATATGCCCCGAGGTACAGCCTTTAACCTACCATCTATCACATCCGCAATCGGTAGTTTGTAAGAGCCAAACAGCTCTGGGTTCTCTGAGTCATACCATACAAAAGCCTTTCTGTATTTCTCCCAGTCCATATTATCCTCTCCGCCTGCCCATTCTCTTACCCGAGACCTTGCAGCGTCTCCATCCCATGGTGTCTCCATATCTGCAAGTGGAAGGTCCTGAAACGGTACGACTGACTTTATGCTCTCAACCTGAGCTAGAGGGTTGGCTGGGAATGTTACCAGTGACCACTCCCATAACCGTATCTCCTTTAGTTTTCTAGTCGTTCCTTCCCAAGCTTCTTTTACCGTATCATAGCCGATAGATAACCCACGCAATACACCTTGTTTCATCAGCGCGTATGCTTCGCGTCCTCTAGCTGTTTCAAGGTTCAACTGTCCCTTTACTCTAAGCCCACGGTTATCTTCTACTGCTGCGACAGTTAGTCCAATAGGTTCTGCAGGGTTATGCTGCCACAGTATCGGAAGCTGTGGGTTCTCTTGTAACGTTTTTCTGAATGCTCCCCGCTCTATAACGTCTCCTGTTCTGTCCACATTACCGAACACTGCCGCGTAGCCTTCAAAAATCCCCTGTTCGTCAATGCCCTTAACGTCAAACTTAAAACTCTTTGTATCCATTCTTTTCCCCCCTTTCCACATCAATACTCTACCACCTCATATATTAACGTGCACCTGCACATCGGATGCGCAGGAGGGGTAAGAATCTCCTCTTCCCTCTTCGTTCCACCCGGATACGTTTCTTCCAATCCTACCACTTCNCCATCCAGTGACTGGCAAAACTCACACGTGCGTTCATCCCCTGCCGTTAACCATGTCTTTATTATCTCTCCTCTGAAGAACCCATTAGCCTTAGCTTCTCTAACAGCCTCCAACTGCCCACGATTATACGCATAAGACAGTTCAGTCCTCGCTATTCTTAGAGCACGCTTTTTTAACAGCAAGTCTGCGTAATCCTGCGTCAACTTGTCAATTACGTTTTGGCTCATGTTCTCCCTTATCAAGCTTTCTCGATACCGAGCCACTGCCCGAGCTTCGCTGGTCGTTAGTCCTATGAGAGGCTTTATCACCTTCGCCAAGTCGTAAGGGGATAAAGGATGTTCTAGGATGTAAATCCGTAGTACTTCTCTTATTGCATCGTGCTGCGCCTGTGTTAGCTGTACTATCAACTCTCCGCCATGCTCTCTAATCCACTCTTCAATAAACTGCCCAATGTGAGTGTCCTCGAATTGCTTCCTAGCATATTTCTGTATCTCTCCGTTCATGTACTCCACTGAGTTTTCCATTGCGTCTCTCCACGCTGGAGCCATAACCTCATTCACAAAGGTCGTGTAATCGTTTGTCCATTGCTGCACCCACTCAATCGGAACCCAGCTATACTGCATTATCTTCTCCATCTCTTGCACGGTAATCATTTCGCGCTCAGCATTCCACATTTTTCTAACCGCTCGTTGTATCTTAGGTTCGTTTTTGTCAAGGTACTCTCTAAGCACAAACTCCACATTTCTGGAATTTATCGGAACTGGTCTAATACCCTCTGGGTACCGTGGAGGTCGTGGTTGTGGCTCTGGCTTCTTCTTAACATCCATGCGTAGCTTGTATTTCACTCTTCGTTCACGCCCTCGCCTGTCATAACCGTCAACGGTATCATGTTAACAGGCATCATTAACATGTCTCCGCCTTCCACTTCGTCATACCCGAGCATGACTCTAGCTTCATTCGGGGTTATTATCCCATTCTTAACCGCTTCTAGTGCTCTTGCCCATACAGCTTCCCTCTCTTCTTGCAGTGCTTCAATTTCATCTCTGTCGTAGTCAATGTATAACCTTTTATCACCAAACTTCGGTATAAGCCAGTTGTTAAGTTCGCCCTTTATGGAGTCCATAAGCGGTAGTACAGTCTCGGTGTAAAATGCCTGTCTTGCTTCCTTGTAATTGCTATACGTTTTGTTCGCATTATCCCCAATAAGCTCTGGGGGTACTCCGAAGGCTATCGCTATTTCCCTAGCTGAAAGCTTTAGGCCTTCAAGCCAATGCATTTCCGCAGGGGTAAGCCCGATCTCTTTCCAGTCGAGCCCGCCTTCAAGTAACAGCGGCCTACCGGCATTTCGCGCTCCCATGTACTGTTCCCGTATTTGCTCTTTTAGCCGTTCGAATTGATCAGGTTGTAATTCATTCTGCGTTACCAAAGCGCCTGGAGGTCTTGCGCTGTTTTGCAGTAGAGCAACGTTCCACGCCCTGCTCTCATTGTTTTGGTCAATGCTTCGTGCTGCAGCTTCAATGGGAGACATGCCATACCAGTCATCCAATGGGTTAAACAACTTCAAGTGCAGTATTTCTTCAGGCTTAAAATTTACAGTTATACCGCCCACTGTGTACTGATAACCGGCAATAAGCTGCTGCGAGTTACCAGCAATTACTTTCATCCGATCAGGCCTTAATACATATAGCTCTCTTGGTGGCCCGTTTTCTGGCCCAGCAGCTTCGATGTAACTGTTGCCAGCTAGCATCAAAAAGCCCACGACACTTTCGAAGAATTCACTACCACCTTGCCATGGGTTTGGCCCGTTTAGCAGTTCCTTTAATGGGTGGTTTTCCAACTCTTCTATAGTTCCATCGTTCGTAGTTCTATATACCAGCCAAGGAATACCAGCGCACGCCATAGCTATTTGCCTAACACAGGCATACACGTAAACGTTACTCCCATATCCCTCTTTTGCGAAGTTAGCATAATTACGGGTAGTCCATACTGGCTGCCCAAGTGTCATTTCCACAATAGCCCTCGTTGCTTGGCTTTGTTTCCTAAACATTTTTGTAAGTCCTTCGAACAATTTGTCACCCCCTTTACAGTGCTTCTATCCGTGGTTCATGTCTTGTTTGTACAGACAAAACGGCATAGCGTAGAGCGTCGACGGCATGGTCGTATTCTTTAAGCGGTTCATCTATAACACTCTCATTATGCACCTTCCACCTGTAGTTTTCTATTTCATCGAGCAGGTTATTTAGACCCCTAAATACGAACAACCTGTCGCTCTTGAGCCGAGCGATAACAGTTTCTATGCCTTTCTTAACTGCATTGTTAGCACTTATAGCTGGTATCCCAAGCCTACGGTATTCTTCTATCGATGCTGGCTCTGATGGATCACAAAATGCTGCCTCAATGTTTTCCCCCTCGCACAGTCTCAGTATCTCTGCCCCACTTTCCTGCGGTATCTTGTTCCGCTTGTAATATTCTCTGTAAACATACATTACATCATCAGGGCTTATCGCTATCCATACCGCAGCCGTAGGGTTGTTATACCCAAAGTCGATGCCCATAACTCTCCGCCATTCTGGGGGAATAGGGAATGGGTTTACAATGTGCTTTGAAGAGTCGAAGTCTTCATACACTAGGCCTTCAGGCTTAGNNAACTCTCCCATATAAAACATCTTAAACTTCCACTCTGGAAGTGTCAATTTTGCTCTTTCAAACTCNTCNCTNGGATAATAAGGATTCATAATGCTTGCGAATTGTATAACATCGTAGTCTTNGTCCCCTGCTTTCCATTTATCGTAGATTTCAGTCTTCAACCACCCAAGGTTGTACGGTGTAGTTGTTATCAGTACTCGTCCATTGTAAAATCCTATGCGTCTCGTGATAACTTCCCATACTTCACGTCTCATTTGCCCAGCTTCATCCAACCATGCCGCACGTACATGTACACCCTCGAGTGTAAACGGATTGTCTGCACTACCAAAATAGATAACACCACCAGTTGGTAGATAATATGCCCGCTCNCTTGCTTTATATTCACCNTGTACNANTTTNTCAAAAAACTCGCGAGTTTTAGGTAGAACTATGCGTTGGAACATCTGATAAGTTGGTGAAACTACGAGATAAGCACCCTTGGGATCGCTCTGTATTTCACGATATAACCAAATAGGACCCATATAGCTCTTGCCACTACCAGTCCCTGCTATCATAGCTACATACTTAGCTTTACTGTTCCAAACCTTAGTTTGTCCTTTATGAAGCTTGACTTTTTCAATCTGCATCAAGTTCTACCTCTAAAATCTGCGGTAGTGTTACTTCCTGCTTTCCTATTTCTGTAGGTTCTCCTCGATTTAACCTCTCAATCTTAGCAGCTANNTCAAACCACNTNGCTAGATCAGAGGGTGATAGTTCTGAGGGATCTAGTTCTTGTAAACGCTGTGCAACGCGCTGCTGAAATGCAATAGCAAGCCTTGCTTGCCTGTCTGCCATTTCTAGTATAGCCTTCTCTTTTTCTTCGCGCTTCCTTTTTTCAATATAATCATCGTAAGCTTTAGCGCGCTCTACCCATTTATACTTAGCTGACCACTCACCAAGCCACTTTCTTGTCCTTGGTTTGTCTAACATCTGCCCTGCTTTCTCTATTGAACGCTCAGGACCAAGATCACGGTAGGCACAAAAAGCAGCATAAGCTTTTGTACTCTCCCCTGGTTGTCTATCCCATAGCTCACTCATTTAATTTCACTGCCTTCTGCCCTGTGAAGTTTTCCCACCGCCGGATTATAACATCACAGTATACCGGGTCTATTTCCATCATGTAGCAGGTACGGTTTAGCTGCTCGCAGGCTATTAGAGTGGAGCCGCTACCGCCGAATAAATCAAGGACAATTTCTTCTTCTCTACTGCTTGACTTGATTGCCCTACTACATAATGCAATAGGCTTTGGAGTAGGGTGCCCGCCGGTTTGGCTTCTCTCATCTTGTGAGGTGCGGTCAAAATGCCATACATTATTCATGTTATCATGCGTATTATCGAAATATGCCCTCGTATTATCGAAATATGCCCTTAACTTGTCATACTGTTCTCTTAAACTGTCGTATTCTCTTTCAAATGCTTTACCTTTATAGTGTTTTTGAAGTTTTAAGTAGTGTTTCTCTGGTATCATTTCCCATTGGCTTTTTGTAAACCAATGGCCATACATACCAACCCCTGTTATCTCCTTTAACTTTTTAGGGCTTAAACCTACTTTTTTAGCCTCTTTCTCTAAATATGACCTTATAGGCTCCCAGCCCTCAAAATAATTGTCAGCATTATTGTCAAACCCTTGCACCCCACACATTACAAATAAGCATTTTTCGTCTGCTATTGCGTACATCCTACGCTTACTTGATAATTGCCCTTGCCCGTGTCCTTTATCCCAAGTTATTAAATTTCTAAATGTTATCTTGTTTTGCTTCTGCATTGGTTTTAATATATTTGAATAAATGTCCATTAACGGCTCATCCATGCCCCAGCAATACCAACTGCCGTTATCTTTCAAGTTGTCAAATGAAAGCGGTATCCATTTTTTGTTGAATTCTAGCAAGTCGTCATAATTAAGATTATCGTTTAGAACTCCCTCTGCTTCCTTTTTCATCCCATATGGCGGGTCAGTAAACACCAAGTCGGCCTTCTTCCCGTCCATCAACCGTTCCACATCTTCTTTTCTTGTCGCATCCCCACACAACAACCGGTGCCGTCCCAATATCCATAAATCTCCCGGCTTTGTTATCGGTTCCTCTGGCGGCTCCGGCGCCTCATCCTCTATAATTTCTCCTGGCACATGGAACTGGGTCACTAAATCCTCTATCTCATCCATATCAAAACCAGTAAGCTCAATATCAAACTCCCCAGTGTCCAACTCCTGCAATAAGTCCTTCAGCTTAAGGTAATCCCAATCGCCCTGTATCTTATTTAATGCCAGATTCAGCGCCTTTTCCTTTGTTTCGTCCAGGTCCACAACAACACAATCCACTTCCCGCATACCCATGTCAAGAAGCACCTTATACCGCTGATGGCCGCCGACAATGTTCCCGGTGCGCTTGTTCCATACGATAGGTTCCACATATCCGAACTCCTGCATTGACCGCTTTAGCTTTTCATACTCCGGATCGCCCGGCTGCAGGTCCTTGCGCGGATTGTAAGGTGCTGGGTTAATTTTATCTATTGGTATCTTTCTAATCTCCATCACACTATCACCATTTACCATTATCATACCATGCACCGCGTGCTTACTCCTTCTAGCTCCAGCTCTGGTAACTCCATGCCTGACTTCACAAGTGCACTGTGAATTATTTCCGTGTTCCTCACTTACTCACCTCCTTTCCTTATTAACAGAGTACAATTTTGCATTAGTTTTAACCCTTTCTACATACTCGCTAACAAAATGCTGTTCACTTTTTATAGCCTGTAGCGGATCGTCGCTCAGGTTTTTCAGCCCTTGCACACCCATTAAATACGAGCCAATAGCTAAGTCTAGTGCTTCAGTTTCGTTTGTCGTGTGTTGTGCCCAAGCCTGATAGCTGTCCTGAAGATATAAAATCCCAGCACAAACGTTCTCCTGCACGTTAAAAATGTTGCCTTCACTGAAGAGCTCTGGATATTTTTCTACGTATATATTAAACGTCTCTGGTAACAGCTGCATGATACCTTTCGCGCCAGCGTATGAAACGTCGTTAGGGTTGAAATTGCTCTCTGTCTTTATAACGCCGAGGATAACTTCCGGTGGTATAGTTCCGTTTCCGCATTTTGTGTACGCATTCGTTATTTTTAAAGCTATTTTGGGGTCGACACCAGCTTGTTTAAGTAAGTAGTATATAGGTTCGATAGTTACACCTCGGAACGGTTTTGAGTTAACAAGCCTTGTAATGTCGCTAGTATTTTGTTTTGAAGGGATAACCTGCAACGGTATGCGAGTTATTGAGTTTATGCAGTAATAAGCAACTGGTCGCTCTGCTTGATAATTGATATATGTGCACACACCGATAGGCAACGCAACGAATAGCACCACCACTAAGACAACACGGTTCCACCTTATTTTTATTGTTCGCTGGCGAGATATATGCTTTTGTCCGTCTCTATAAGCTGCCATGAGCTGTCTCCAGGAATTAAATTATCCATTTCTTGCCTGAAACCTTCAAGTGCCACGTTTATACACTCGTAGCATTCGTCAAGCGTGCCGTAACGCAGTGCAAAATAGTCGAGCATGTTTTCTTTGTACATTAAAGCAGCTACTGAGTACACAATGTTTTCCCATAGGTCAATGTTGTTTACTTGCTCACGACGTTGCCAAGTCTCGCGCGCAATTTCCCTCCCATAGTCCTCAAACATTTTCAGCTCTACTTTCCCTTCGCTTTTCATGTTTGCCCCTCCCTCTTACAGGATACTTACACTTTAGCACATATGTGTACTTGTGTCAATAGCGTTTGCGCTTTCTTAACACCTTTCTACTTTCCGCTCTTAATTACGTCGTATAACCTCGACAGCATAGCTGCTATTTCTGCTCTGGTTGCAGGTTTATCAGGGTTAAAGTTTCCTTTTTCGTCGCCCTTAATTACTCCGAGCTTATTCAATTTTTCAATATCTTTGTACGCCCAATGTGTTACCGGTACGTCCTTAAACACGTTGTTCACCTCCTTTATCGGTTCTTTGCCTACTGTTCTAAATATTCCGTTTGCAATGCCAAGTGCACACTTCTTTTGAAATACTGGATCGTTTAGAAGCTTTTCTTCTTCAGGGTTACTAATAAAAGCCAGCTCCACCAGTACCGCAGGCATTTTTGTAGAATTGGTAACGTAGTAATTACCTATCTTAACGCCTCTGTCAGTTAGCTTTATCTGTTTTATGAGCTCCGCCTGAATGCAGTTTGCAAGCACCTTGCTTTTGCTGTCTTTATTACTGTACCAAGTTTCCGTGCCATGCGCACTTTTATCCTCAGCAGCGTTACAATGGACAGAAACGAAATAGTCTGCCTTTGCGTTGTTTGCCACATTACACCGAGCTTGTAACTCATTTTCCTGCGGCCTTGTTCTAACGTCTTTATCCGTTTCGCGCGTCATTACAACCTCGAAACCCTGAGCTTTAAGAATATCTCTGAGCTTCAATGATACAGCTAAGGTAATGTCTTTTTCGAACGTTCCGTTGGGGCCAACTGCGCCAGGTTGGCTTCCACCGTGGCCAGGATCAATACATACTTTCATGTGCTTCACCTCCCTTTAACTGCATATTGACCACCCGCACACTGGGCAAACGACACAGCCGCTTTCATGAATAACTCGCGCTCCGCACTCTGGGCAGTACACGTAGTCATGTCCACCTTGCACTAGTGTTTGCTTTTCAGCGCCTTGTTCTTCCTTCATTGCACTTTCCTCCTCTAGAATATTTCTATCTCAACACGCTTTGCCCTATGGAAGAACTCATAGGAGCAGTGCAGCGCTGTAACCTCTTTACCGTACTCATTCATTACATCCATTATGGCAGTTTCAATTGTACGTTCTAGGAGAATTTCCGCGTCTCCCTTCGGTAAACGATCAAGACATAGCAGAATTCCAACGTTAATGTGTTTGTTCTTCTTCAACCACTCAATGTTCTGTTCAACAACTTCCCGCACCTCTTCATAAAGCTTTTTAGCCCACTCAGGAGTGCTTCCGTCTTCGCTTTCCACCGTTAGCTCTTCATACAATGGAATTTCTAACTTGCCTATCATTTCCCTTACCTCCTTTTATGGTATTACCTCTAAACTTGAAGCTACCGAAGGGTACTCATGCGAGCTAAAGCGTAACGTCATTTTTGCGCAGCCAACTGGGTTAGGCCCTAACCCTTTCTGTGCAGTATAACCGTCTTTGTTATCCCAGTCTCTCTTGTACCCAGGAGTGCGCACAAACCAGCCAATGTCGTTGTACACCTTACCTTTTATGGTTAGTCGTTCACGTACTATAGGAACTATGTAAGCAGTGTGCGTATGCCCGTTCCACACAACGTCCGCGTCGGGCTCGTATACGGCCTGCCTATTCGTGGCTATAACACCCCTTGTTACTGGTGCATTAGTTCCACTCGCTCCGTGTGCGTAGTAAAGCTTTATGTTTCCTCTTCTATTGTGTGAGTGCAGTAAGAAGCGTATCCAACCTTTCCAGCCACCAGTAACCGCCTTACTTCCATTTAGCCTTAAGTGGAACACAAGCCTATCAGCTAAGTCTGTGTTCGCGTTTTTCCTTACAGCAAGCTCATGGTTTCCTTGGGTTATAGCAACAATATTGTTCGCGTAAGGTTTTAGAAATTCCGCAGAGTCTTCTACGACCACGTCGAAGTATTTTTCGCACCGGTACTCAGGCCTTAGCTCGTCCATATTACGCCTCGGATCGAACTTTCCCTGCATAGCGTCAAACCAGTCGCCACCTAGCACTATTAACGCGTTACTATTTAAGGCATCATCTAGGTGTTTCTTCAGTGCTCTTCTGTCACAACTGATACTGTCGAAGTGTACGTCGGATATAAGGTAAACTGTTTGCTCTAGGTTTTCATCTCCGCTGTCAATATCAACACTTATTACGTTCCCTTCAACGGTAGTATCAACCTTCATTGTCGTCCTCTATTTCGCACATAATGTCACTATCAACGTCTGTAATTAGCCTTAAGGCGGCATTTTTGGTATCAAACGGGCCAACTAAAACACTTCTATCCGGTTCCAGAAATATTTCCGGAACATCAAATGACCCGTAAAGCTTTACATACCATTTTTCGCCGTCTTCAGTAAACGACTCATAAATAACAGCGGAGTGCACAAAGTCGGTGTTCAAAAACACGTTTTCAGAAACTGCCAGAAACATTTTCTTGTCTCCTTTCCTCCATTTCGGTCACGTCTATTTCTGCTCGCTCGAACTGCGAGCTTATAATTTCCGCACATAAGGCCTTAACTTGCCGATCGTTCTCATAAGCCGCCCCCGTCATTCCATCCAGAATGGACTTTATCACGTTATCAATATCGCTTTTAAGGGCTTTAGCGTAAATATGTATGCCTACCTTTACGTTACCCTTTAACGGTTCAGGCACAACCTCCCTGGTTTTCAAGTAGACCAATTCCTCGTAGTTTTTAGTTTTAAGCGTAGTATACATTTTTCCGCTTTTGTTTATACGTGGCCTATCTTTCGCTACCGGTTTTCCTGGCACAATAATTTTGTACAGCACAGCTACAGCCCCTTTCCTGTATTAAATAAACGCTCCTGTATGCCAAGGAAACGGCGATCAGGCCCGTTTAGTTCAATTACCTGACAGTTTTCTACAATACGCGACACGGTAGCAGGATCAAGCCTTTTTTCAAGTTCTTTAATGCTACAGTTAGTCGTTATAACCGTAGGTTTGTTTGAAGCCACGCGGTCGTTTATTATGATATACAGCTGTTCCTTCCTCCAGTCTGTTATTTTCTCTTTGCCCAGGTCGTCGAGCACTAAGAACGGCACATCCATTATTTCCTGCACCATGCCAAAAACGTCTTCGTTTCTCCCTACCTTTGCGCTCATTTCGTTGAGTAACTCAGGAACAACGACAAATAAGCTAACAACGAAACGCTTCAACAGTTCATTCGTAATAGCACAAGCTAAATGCGTTTTGCCTGTTCCGGGTTTATCGCTGTACAAGAATAGGTTCCCTGAAGAAGGCCCAAAGTTAGCAGCGTATCGTTTGCAAACTTCGTATGCTTTTTTGTTATCCTTATCAACTTGGAAGTTATCAAAGGTTTTGTTTTTATATCCTTCCTTCATGCCAGAGCTCTCAATTAGTGCTTCAAGCCTAATGGCACGTTTTCGCTCAGGTGCACTCTTACATTCGATGTAAGTGAACTTAAGTGCTTGATAATATTTTGTTGTAGCTTTATTTAATCCATACCAATAACCGGGAAAAGAGTTTTTACAGATAAGAGGAGAGGTACAGCTCGCGCAGTTCTTTAGTTCACGTAAAGCCAGTTCTAAATCAGGGATGTGTGCTTCTATATCCTCGTCACTTATGTATTCTTCCAAACCTTCTAATGTTTCCAGCACCGGTTTATACTTTTCTCTTAAGTTCATCGTATTCGCTCCCTTCGCTATCTTTCGTACATGCTAAGGTCGTCGCCCCACTGGCTTAGGTAGGCCTTTATACCGAATGGGTCGTCTTCGTCTCTGCGGTGCGTTTCACCCGTAGAGCGCCGGTCGTTGTAACTTCCCTCCAGTACTTTTACAAAGTTATTCGTATTTATCAGCCAGTCGAAGTTACAACCAGTCCACTTTGCGTTTCTTCCGCTAAGAAACTCCGACTCCTCCGCCTTTTCAAACACCTCCTTTATTTTATCTAAATTACCCTCCACGAAGTTCCACAACACTTTTAGCTTTCGTTTCCTGGTGTCGGTTAATTGTGCTACACGTGGTAAGGAAGGACAAAGTTCATGGTACAAGGAGACAATTTCCTTATAAGGTACAGCTTCCTTACCCTTAGAAATAGGTTTTTCTTCTAAAAAGTTTTCTTCTTCAGTTTCTGAAGCGCGATCCACTATATATATATCTTCTGTAGTATTAAGTGTATTATTAGATACTGTATTATTATCCTTCAAGTTTTTCGGTGGAGGTGTATTCCAGTTTTTCGGAATACCCTCGCCCAAGTTTGTTTGTGAGCTATCCCAATTGTTCTTAGTACCATCAGAAGCTTCGGTTACGTTATCGTTAATAGGTACTATATATATTCTTCTTTCATCTACCTCTCTGCTCCCATTTTTGTAGATAATTTCCCTATGTATGTAATTTTGCTGTTCCAGTTTTGCTATCCAACTCGATATTGTTGAGATTGAAACATCATAAAGTTCGGCAAAATAATTGTTTGTAGCCCAGCAATACCCCTTTTCGTTCGCAAGCGCTGTTAGCTCTCCGTATAGCATTCTAGCTCCCATGGGCAGGCTCTTGTTATACCTAACATCTGCTGGTATAACTGCATAGTACGACTTTTTAGGTTGCTTTACCAGCTCCATGTCTATTCACCTCCTTTCTCGTGTTATGTTCCATTTTTGTTGCTTGTGTCCTTGCTTTCCTTACCAAGCAATTGTTCTACCGTTTCGCCCTGCTGCTCGAGATATAAGCGTATGGCTTTCTCTACGAAACGTGGCAAGCTAAGGTGCTCTTTCGCCGCCTGCATCCTTGCCGCAGTTATAACGTCGTCGTCTATTGTGGTAAGCCATCTAACTCTCATTCCGCTACCTCCTTTCTACTTGTTTTATTTATTATATCATTTATAAGTGCTATGTTAATAGTATATTTACAATACTATTTTCTGTATTTTGCCTTCAAACATTGTTTTGGGAACAAGCATATTGAAAGTTGTTTTTTGACCGTCTGTCGGTACCACGACTATTTTGGGTTTATTTTCTTTTACGTATAAACCTATGGTTTTTCTTATGTTTTCAAAAGTAAATCTATATATTACGTTCTCGTTTGGCGAATAATACAGTAAATATTTTGCGGGTGAACGGAAAGTCCATCCTAAATAGAATATTTTGTCTGCTTCTACAAAATGGTTTATTCTAAAAATCTCAAAAATGAAATTTTCAGTTTTACCTAAGTTATAATCCGTTTTGATTTCAGCTAATACAAGTGAACCATCCATCGTTTCAATACCGCAGTCTACATCAAGCCTTTGTGAAATTCTAAATTCACGCATGTCTATAATGTCTTTTAAATATTTATTGGCTTTCAGCCATTCTAAAACTACGGTTTCACCTACGCGGCCTTTTTCCATTAATTCTCCTGCATATGTTTTTTCTTGGCGGTTATTATATTCCATATTCGGCACCCCATCCTTCCCATCCGTCTCTTTTGTTGCGTGCAAACAGTTCCATATAAGGGCCATCGTACATAGATTCTATAATGTCGTAAAATTCTTCCGGTTTTTTCGAATGTTCTCTGCGTTCAGCGAATACTACCGAGGCACGCATGCCTTCTTTTTTAGGCAGCATAGAACCTTTCGTTGCAATTAACAATAATTCATGCTGTCCGTAGCAGTAAAAACCTCCAGTGTGTTTATTTTTAACCCATGCAAAGTTACTTTTATAGGTAAAACCCCAAGCTTTTATAACCTTAAATGCATCCTCAAGCATTGGTGCTGTAGCCCATAGGAACAGAACTGAATTATCAAGTGCCAATTCTTCTACTGGTAGCTTACATATTTCTTCAGTCTCCATTGTCGGATACTGATTTTCTGCCGACATAGCAAATCCAGAATTGCTGTAACGCCAAGGCGGATCCGCGTATATAACTCTATATTTGCCTTCAGGTGGTGGTGGTGCTTGCAATTCTTTTTGTTTCTCAACGCGCCTCAGCTCCATATAGGCTGCGTTAATGGTCTTTTCGCCTTTGTCAAGCTTCTCAACTAACTTTTCAGCAACTTTATTACCTTGTTTAGCAGCCTCCCAAACTTTTGCTGCTTTTTCAAATGTGCCGTGACTCATGCCAATTTTTTCTGCTACCTTTTCGCGGGTTTTACCTTTGTCCAGTTGTGCCAACATTGGCACAACTGGAGGTTTTCCTGCATATTGTGGTGCATTGAAATGACCTTGCGCTTGTCTTCTTCTTGCTTTTTCGCTTTCAATCTCTTTCAGTTTTTCCGCTTCTTTCATTTTTTGAATAAAAGTTTTTTCACGCTGCCTGTTAAACTCAATTAGCGCTTCCTGCTCTTCAAGTTCACCGCTATAGCTAACCACTCTGCAAGGTACTTCTTCAAGTCCTATAGCTTTAGCTGCTCTCCAGCGTCTGTGACCCGACATAATGGTTCCGTCTTCTTTTATAACCAAGGGCTCCATTATGCCGTTGTTCTTTATACTTTCTATTAATCCAGCGTCTGCTTCCTGCTCCCCATAAATGCTTTCATTTAATGGGTGGGGCTTCAGTTTAGTTACTTTTACTAACTCCACTTTTCTTCACCTCCTCTTGTGTTCTTGTTTTCCTCAATTAACCGCTCTACAGCTTTGGTCGAAATTCTCCAATTCTTACCGATCTTACTAGCTTCAAGCCGACCGTCCCATATCATTCGGTATATGGTTAGCCTGTCCACGCTCAACTTTTTTGCTACTTCGTTTACCTTCATGAACTCGTTTTCCATGGAGCACACCTCCTTTCTTTTTACCACTGACACTATTATAACACATCTGTTGCAGTGCGTATATATAGGATATACGTCACGGTTCTACTCTTTTTTTGTCCTGTTTCTGTCGTCTTTGGCGTGAATATGGCGCGTATAGGTCTCTACTTTACAATCCAGCAATTCCACGAGCTCCTTACCTCCCTATTTACTTTCTGGTTTCTGTCTCTCGTTTCCAGTGCCTTCTTCTAAGAAACTTTCAGGTATTCTCCACTGCACACCGATACGAATTGCAGGAATCTTTCCGAGCTTCAGCAGGTTATAAACCGTTTTTCTACTAACATGCAACCTTTCGGCAACCTGTTCTGGGGTTAAATACTCCATTCTCAGCACCTCCTCCCGTTATAAAATAGTGTTACAGTAAGGGGCCAGCCTATGCTGGCCCCATTATGGCCCAATTGTGGCCCCATTATGACCCCATTATGACCCCATTATGACCCTTATGACCCCTTTCCCTATAACTGTTCTTACTCGCACAGTTCTAACGTCTCCAGCTCTAACCTAGTGTTCTTCAGTACATCGTATATGTGCACTCTGTCGAGTTCCATAATTCTGTGGTGCAGCTCGATGTCCTTAGGCCTGTATCGTACCGAGACATAGAAAGGTGCTTCTGCGATATTTAGGTCTCTTATGCGAAGGTCTTCACTCTCAGCCAGTGCTTTAGGTGTTGGGTACCAATAACCTTCAATTGTGCCGTAGTAAATGTACTCTGCATACAACTTGCCGTAACCTTTGAGATCAAGAATGTTGTAACCTTTTTCCTTCTCTTCATCTAACACACAAAACCTCTCTAACCGCACGCTAAATTTTGTCATTTTTCTTCCCTCCGTTTGTGTTCTCGTTGCTGTTGTTTTCAGTATTCACACGCGCTGAAAACAGTGACTCTCCAGTAGGTGTCCATATAAAATCTGTCGCATACTGGCCAAACGCCCCAATGTGTATCTCCCAAGAGTTCCACTTAAGCTTCAGAAAGTCCCCTGCTGTCGCATCTGGCTTGTGGAGTAGTTCTTCCTCAATAACTTCACTCTCCGCAGTAGGCACGTACTCTATTAACGACCAATAATGATCTGTTGTATCAAGAGGGAGTCCATTATCCGTATACTTTTTAGTCGCTGCAAAGGAAGGTTGCCACCAGCCATATATGCGTCGTAATTTAGGTACAATATACTCAGCGTAGAATTCTCCCAGGTACTGCGTATCCGAGTAAAGTATCAGGTGGTTCTGCCCCGTTGCCTTTTCTTCAATGCAAGCTAAGTATCTATATTTTTGTTCCATTTCTCTTCCCTCCCTTTTATTCCTGTTCCTTTTGTAGGGCTAATATCCAGTCACTCCACGCAAGGCTCAGGAAGTCGCTTGCCGTTGCGTTGGGGTCTTGTAAGAGTTCTTCTTCCTCGTCCTCGCATAGTGGTACATAACTAATTGAAACGTAAAAGGGTTGATCATCAAAAGAAAGCTGCTTTAACTCTGGGTCGTCTGTTTCCTGAAGCGTCCATTCTGTTGGAAACCAGTTGCCGAATATTTTCCTTTCCTCAGGTATAACGTACTCACCGTAGAAGTCTCCCCAATCGCTTAGATCGACAATGTTCCAACCTCTTAGCTTCTCTTCTTCTGTAAACTCAATTTTCTTTACCTGTTCCGCCATGTTTCTCTCCTCCTTATCCTGCGTTCTTGCGGGGGAGTGCGAAGCTCCCCCGCACCGTTTCTCTAGTCCCTTAAGCCTTGTGTGAACTCGAAGTGGTACTCTTTCCAAGGCATTTCTAAGAACCAAGGAGCTTGTGGGTTACGTGCAGCTTTGTATTCCTGCTCTAACTTCTCATCTTCAGGTATGTAGTGAAGCATTACCTCAAAAGGGCTATCTTCTGGGTGTAGTTTCAACTCTTGCATTCTTTCCCAAGTTGGCGACCAAAAGCCTACTATTACTCTGATGTCGGGGCGTACGTACACCGCGAAAAATCTACCGTCTTTGCCTAGGTATTTAACATGTGCCCCTTCTGCTCCTTGACTTGTCGTAAACCATATTCTTCTTACTTTTGCCTTCATGCTTCTCTCCTCCATTCCCTTAGAACGTGTGCGTTCTTCTTTAGCCATGCTATTCGCCCTCCTCTTAGCTGGGGTCAGCTTCTACTGACCCCAGCGGCTTTCCCTTTCTAGTAATTTCTCCCTTCGCTAAGCAACTCAAGTACTTCATCTACGGTTTCTTGAATTCTTCTTATATATGACTCTTCGTTTTCATTGTAGATATTTACCTCGTATGAATCCCAATGCAGCTGTATAAATTTGTATGCTTGCACACCTTCGTACTTAATGTAAAAGTTTTCAATTCCCTTTTGGCTTTCTACTACGCTGTATCTTATAACTGCCCACTGCGGTTGTTCTGGGTTCTCTATAATGAAACCTTGATCAGTTATTTCTTTATAAGCTTGATCTGATAAATACCAGTATCCGAAAATTTCGTGGTTCTCTGGGACTACATCCTCTGCGTGGAATTGTCCTTTTTCTTCTAAGTCGATTACATGTAAACCTCTTACCCTTTCCTCTACTGAAAATTTTACCCTTCTTAAATTCTCCATTACGCTTCCCTCCTCAGTGTTTCTTTTTACTTTGTTTCCGTTCTCGCTTCTCATTTCTTTCCCCTCCTTCTTGCTTCTGGTTATATATTACCACGTTGTTACACAAAGTATATACTTGTGCGTTAAGTGAATGTTAAGCAATCGGAAGTGTTTCAAAGTGTTTGTAAGTACAAGAAACACAGGAATAAAAAGGGGTAGCCCGGTTTTACCCGGTGCTACCCCTAGTAATTGTTCTGGGTGTCTGTATGTGCTACTGTTTTGTTCCTTGCTCAGCGCCCTTGTACGGGTACTTCCACGTAAACCCGCAGTCTTCACAATGAAGCATTCCTTTCGCGAAGGGGGAAAGTATTAGTATGAAAAGCCCGAACAAGATGCCAAAAAGGCCAATAAAGGGAATAATTAGCAGCCAGATACTGATACCTATCATGGCTATACCTACTAGAGCGAAGAGCAGTCGGCTGTAAGCTTGTACACGGTTAGACCCACACCTTGGGCAAGGTTCCCAGTTCTTCTTTTCCACTTCCTATACCTCCTTTATAACTCTCTAAAAGGGTACTTCAAAGCTTTCAGTTTCTTCTTCAGCTTCTTCATCACCAGTTATTTCTGAAGCATTGCCCGCTGCTGGCACACTGTCTACTGCTTTGCTTTGTTCCTTCATTGCTTTAACTAAATGTACAAACGACTCTGCTGCAAGTCTTATATGTGCGTCTTCTGCTTTGTGCGCAAGCCAACGCAGGTAATTCATATCAATAGAACCTATCTCTCTAATTGTTTTACCTCTATACTTGCCGAAGTTCACAACCGCAGAAGCTGCTTCCTCTGGTGGCATGTACTCCATTTCTTCGGTCTCTTCACTATCTACATAATCCGGCTTATGCTTCGCTCTTGGCTCAGGTATAGGTATATCCATGTCTTCAATATCCTGGGTGAACACATCAGAAAGGCTTGCAAGTGTTAGTACTGCATCCACCTGCGCACGCTTCTTTGCCATCTTCAAACACGTATTAGCTATCGTATAAGGGTCTACTTTTTGCGACATAAACTTCCGTTCTCTGCTGTTACAATGCCCAAGCCCTTCGGTAATAATGATCCCATCCTTAGATAGCTCGCACTTAACCGTGTAAGCAAAGAAACCCTGGTCGTAGTCCTGAACGCGTTCTAAGAGCTCGTATGTTGAAGTTACGCCCAGGAGCATGAGTATTTTTTCTGCACCGGGCTTAAGCAACGTTGGTTTATCAGTACCGGGTATAATGCCGAAGTCTACTTTAGGCCGAAGCTGCGACTTAATTACCTGCTGGAACTGGTTGATCTTATTCATTACTTGCACTGCTTCGTTCACGTTGATACTCTCTACAATAGACATGTTTTTGTTTACATTCTCCATTGTGCTTCCCTCCTTATTCGTGTTATAATACCAACAGAGGATGATAGCTCACCCTCCTCAATGCGAAATACCGTTCGCGTTTCTCTTCACCTCCTTGTGAGCCTCCCCGCCCTGGGGAGGCATTTTTAATTAAGCAGGCCATTCCTTTTTAATCTGCTCCAAAGTTTCTAGTTCTTCTAACTCATCCTTCGCGTACTCTGCTAGGAACTCACTGATAACCTGCTTCATCGTTTTACCTTCCTTCGCAACCTTCGCCTTCGCTGCCCTGAACAACATTTCATCTAATACTACTGTGCACCGCTTTAACACTTCTGCCTCACTCCTTTCAACGTGTTACTTTTAGTATATACCACATTGTAGTATTGTGTCAATACTCTACACAAACAGGCCATAGTGCTTACACTAGAACAGAAAAAGGGCTTTTAAGGGAGAGAGCTAAAAAGTAACGCATCGGATGTAGCATTTTCAAGGGTGAATTTCTTCAGAATTGCGTTTTGGCGTTAAGTGTGAAGGTATACATACGTATTACGCCCTGCGTTCAAAATAGAGACCTGATAAAAAGAAACGGCTGGGGGGAAGGGTAGCCCCAGCCGCCTTATAATGAGGGAAGCGTGCGGTTACTGTTATTATAACATGCTCTTATTACCGGTACACTGTGCTACTTTTGTGCCAGTGGGTCACTGAAAGCTTCGTAGCCCCCCATTGCTGTTAGTGTAACAAGTACTGAATTCAAAACTGTTAATGCTACTCCTTGTATCCCACTGCCCGCTGGTGCAAAAATAAAATTCAGTACCAGCGCCACTATGAATGCATAAATCCTCACCACATAATCGTCGAACTGCTTCTTCACTAGTCCCTTGGTAAACTGTACTATAAGCGCCGTTACCGTAGTAATCCCAGCGAACGTTGCCAACGCTTCCAAAGTAAAAAAATCCTCCATTGTACCACCTCCTACTCATTATTTTCGTTACCGCTATTTCCTGCATGTATTTCCTTCCTCTTTATGCCCGCTAGAGCCCACAGCTCTCCAGTGGTAAATGCGAACCAGCTAGCTATAAGTGCTGCAGGTTCTGACCCAGTATGCCAATAAAGTATTAATACCGCCACCACAAACAAGGCATTTAGCAATATCACCCATCGCACTACTTTCTTAGAAAAACGCTCTTCAGTCATCTTTCTCATCTCTCGTCCTTGCAAGTAGCTCGTCAATTTTTGTTTCTTGCCTTGCCATTTGTACTTCTATCTGATGCAGCACGGTCATTAGTTCCTTTAATGCTTTAGTATTATTTTCTATTACAGCTGCTAGTTCTTTGCTGTTATCAGATTTAGGCGCACCGATAATCTTCACAAACACGTAACCAAGTATGGCTATTGCAAAAATTGCAATACCGTATTGTGCGAGCTCAGGGCCTGGCATCTACATCACCCGGTTCAATCGGACTGAAAACCATCCCTTCTGAAGATAGGACATAATCAGGAAAACTTAGGTTAAGCATGAATTCTTCTCCTACTTCTTCGTCTACTGGCGTAATTTTGTTGGCAGAACTCGTTTTCACTTACAACATTATGCACAGCAATACACCGCTTGCTTTCCAAATCGAACTCAAGAAAATACGGCATACTTTCACCTCCCCACTAAACCGCAGTGTATACATCGCAAATAAGCCTCTCTGTATCGCCGCTAGTTGTCTCCTTTATAAGTCTTATCCCCCTCATAGATACTCCTTCGCTGACTGTGAATGGACTATTGCTACTACCAACAGAGTAAGAACCAATTTTGTAGTATACGTCGGCGCCGTAGTAAATCTCGTAAGGACCACCATAGCCATTGTCTTCGATCCGGATGGGAATATAAATTGTATTGGTACTAAGCTCGCTATCGAAGATACCAGTACGGCCGCCGGGGCCAACTGCAATCGTAGATTTACTAAATTTGGAGCCAACCGCAGCCTCTAATGTGGCTACTACTTGCGATCTATAATTCTGTATTGCGCTCTTTACGGCTACTGCCGCTGTTTCGGACTTGCATATAGCACTTAGGGCCGTTGCCGAGGCAGCTATCGCATTCATGGCCGTAGCTGAGGCAGCCACCGCATTCATGGCCGTTTCCGAGGCGGCCACCGCATTCATGTCGGCGTAGGCAGCCGGGTTGAGGCCAACCTCACCAGCCACGAACTTACCTATCGCTATGTTGGAACCAGCCACGATGTTGAAGGCAGTGGAGCTATTGCGGATAGCGTTTCTGGCTGTAGCCGAAGCAGCTACCGCGTTCATGGCCGTTGCCGAGGCAGCCACCGCATTCATAGCCGTTTCCGAGGCAGCTATCACATTCATAGCCGTAGCTGAGGCAGCTATCGCATTCATGTCGGCTAGACTCTTAAATTCATCAAACGCTGGCCCTATCAGGTGGCGTAGTAGTTTACCAGTTTGCCCATTAGCATCCGCAACCGCAAATGCGTCAACGATGTTGTTACCTATTAGACCAGCAACCAGGTTGCCAGCCAGGTCTCCTCCAAGCGGTACAAACGTAGGCATGCTATACTACCTCCTCGTAAATAATGCCCCACTCTCCGTTTTGAACGGCTAACCCCCAATGGTACACCTTTCCTGTAGTGGGGTCGGTTGTCCTATGTGGCATGTCATCACTTACATGAGTGTCCACTTTAGCCTGTGCTCCAGCTGGGGTTTCTTTCGTGTCTTGCAATTCTTGAATATTGCCTTCAATCCTATTGAAATCTGAAGCTGCCGGCACATTGCCAGCGGCCCAATTCGTTTTCGGCGTTTGCCATGCCATTATGTTGCCCTCCTTCCTGATAAACGAGCTCGTAAAGCTCCGTCATATTCCAACTCTTGTCTTATCACATAGTAGTCGTTAGTCTCCACATTGTCCGCTACGCTTACCCTGTCGCCAAGTAGCAAAGCAGGGTTGCCTCGCCACTCAATTTCGATGTCCCGCCTTGGGTCTTTGAAACTTGCCAGCAACTTATTTGCTATTGTCTGCGCCATGCTTAGCGTCTGCACCAAAGGATTAGCAGGGAATGTGTAGCGGATTAAGCCGTTGTCGGTTATAGAGGCGTCGTCTTTCGCAACGGCCCTTTCTTTGTTGAGAATTTTTAACGGCTTTGCGTTTATCACGAGAGTAAATGTCCCTGCGTTTGGACTATATATCTTCACATCAGCACCCCAAGCGTAATATGTTGCTTTTTGTATTACACATCCTGCCGGTGCATTTTCCAAGTTGGCTATCGCCTCTATACAAGGGGTTTCGTTATAGAATGCCGTTATTGTTTTTATCTTCCCTGCACCTATGGGAACAGGCTCATTGCTCCTATACACTTCCTGCGGCGTATCCACTGGCCGGAGCGGTTGCGTCTCCACCTCAATATAGTTGGCGATTTCGCTCCATTTGACGGGATTGTCCTTGCGAAAATAGTCATCTGCCGTGATTTCCAGCACTGCTTCTGTACGGTTGGATAGGTATGAAGGCCCTTCCACTCTTACCACACCATTGCGGTCGGCATATACCTGCCCCAGGCAGGCTTCGGCTATTTTCCTCAAAGCCTCCCTATGGCTTTGAGGCTCAAAGTAGGCGTAGGGGATTGTGTATTGCTGCAGCTCTGTGTCTACCCAATATTCTTCCTCTGTTAGCCCTGCGTCCTGCAAAACTGCAACGGCAAGGTCGTATAGTGTCTTGTTCTGCTGCACCTGCGACGTGCTGTATGTGCTCTTGCGGAGCAGTTCCAGCCTGTCCCTGCCGGTCGTCTGGGCATAGACCCCGTCCTCGGGAGCGGACCAGTCGCCAGACCAGAAGACACCCAGGGGGACCCAAACCTTTTCCACAGGATATATACTGCCGTTGAACGTGAGTTTGTATGTTGTCCACGCATCCACAGGCAATGGCTGTCCGCTTTGATACGCCGCCGCTATTTCTTCATCCGTCCTTGCACGGCTGGAGATGCGGAGGTCGTCGAATAGTGCATTAGAACCACCACTAGAAGCATTAAGTTTTCCAAGAGACATAATATTGCCTGCAATACTCGTCAAAGGCAAAGAAGACACATATGGACCATATTTAACGCCATTAACAAATACATAAAAAGTATTACCATTTTGCCAGCGTAAAGCAATGTGGTACCAACAATTTAATTGATACCAATTAAATCCAGAAATAATTGTCCAATTACCCGTCCAAGTAGTTGCCTCATTGCCTCTTACGAGTAATCTTAAACCAACACCTGCATATACCCACAAAATCAGAGAATTTGGTTGCCAATAAGTACCAATTTCAAAAATAGGAGGAGATGTTTGTTGTGAAACTATTGTGCTTGCTGGCTGATTTATAGGCATCCACCAAAATTCCACCGTCCCCTCCTGCGGGTTCAGCACACTCGCCGTGGGGATGGTCAGGGTTTCGGGATAGCGGGTGCCGTTAATGAAGCTGGTGGCGTAGGGTTTTTGTTCGAGTTGGATGGCATAAACAAGTAATTCTGTTTCAACAGCGCTATTATGCGAAATTCGTATTTCGTATTTACTTATCGTTTTACTGCTGTTTGGAGTAATTGTAGCTACTAATTTATACACTCCTTGACCGAATATAGCGGACATATCATATCTTGTCGTGTTAGAGTCGTTCCAAGTGTAATCTGTGTACGTGCTATCTGTATAATATATAGTCCCGCCAACATTTATATTGTTAATGTTGCCTTTTAGGATTTTTAACAACACGCTAACGGTATGAGGAGTGTTAGAAATGGATACAACTTTTGAACAATACCCTTTATCGCCATCATTATCATATAATCGCATTACTCCGTTTTGTTTGGAAAATGGATTATATTCTGATGATAACCATTCTAACGTTGTCCAGGTTCCTACACCCCAACCAGAAACGCCTGTTTTAAAGAAAGGGTCGCTGTTTAAATTCGTCGTCCTTTCCTCCACCAGCACCGCCTGGCCGAATTGACCCTGCTCGAAGCGAGGCTGATTCGCCGCAACCTGCGCGCCGTCGCTTGTGTATGCAACGGAATTACGTGCAAATGTAACTCCGACACTAGTTTGTGTATTGCCTATACAAGCAGTTTTAGTAGATAGCGGCAGTACTTCTTCTACAACACCGTTGTTGTTTACATCATCAACATCACGTTGTACTACGCATAACTTGTATGATGTTCCGTCACTTACATATTGTATACCACTGTCTGCTGGATTGTCGCTAAGCATAGGTTTATTTGTATATGGATTTTTAGGTTCTTGCTTAAACAATGCTTTGAATTGCGAATCGACTAAGGAAATTGGATAAGAATTTGTTTGGTTCCCATAAAGTATACTGTTACTTTTATATACACTGAGTGTTTTTGTTATTTTATTAACATTTTCTTCAAATATACGCATCTTGGTTAAGACTTGTGAATCCATATATTGTTCTATTGATAATGTGGCGAGTGCACCTATAATAAGTAGAACAATTACTAATTCTAACAAAGTAAATGTCTTTTTAGTCATATAATATATATAGCATATGTACTATGGCAATATACCGCTTTGCGTATCCAGATTACCATCAAAAGTCAGTTTCATATATCATTCTCCAATACGATGTTTTGTGTTGTGTAGAAATTAAGGAATAACACCGCTCTGTGTACTCAAATCACCGTTAAAATCTAACTTAAGTGTTGTCCACGCATCCACAGGCAATGGCTGTCCGCTTTGATACGCCGCCGCTATTTCTTCATCCGTCCTTGCACGGCTGGAGATGCGGAGGTCGTCGATGAGGGAGTTGAGCCAATCGCCTGAACTGCCACTACGACGCCCAACCTCTATCCTGTCATATTCGGCAGGGAATATTACGTTGGCTAGTGAAATCCTCTTGACACCATTATGAAATAGCTCTGCGAGTCCTTCCTGTGTATTCCACCTGATAGCAAAATAATGCCAACCGTCTGGTGTTAAGCTATCGCTAAAACTGCCATAACCTGTTGTCGTGCCATCTTCCTTGCGAATTTGGAGAAACCATTCGCCATCGCCAGCGGGAGTATGACCCAACCATATCCAATTCGCTACAGAAGTACCCTTGCGAATCACTACGATAGTAGGCCAATTGTTTGCAATGTTTCTACGTACAACGCCATTTACATACACCCAGCACTCAATTGTCCCCTCTTGCGGGTTCAGCACCCCCGCCGTGGGGATGGTCAGGGTTTCCGCTGCCCTTGGACCGTCAATGAAGGAGGTGGCGTAGGGTTTTTGTTCGAGTTGGATGGCATAAACAAGTAATTCTGTTTCAACAGTGTTACTATGCGAAATTCGTATTTCGTATCTACTTATCGTTTTACTGCTGTTTGGAGTAATTGTAGCTACTAATTTATACACTCCTTGACCGAATATAGCGGACATATCATATCTTGTCGTGTTAGAGTCGTACCAAGTGTAATCTGTGTACGTGCTATCTGTATAAAATATAGTCCCGCCAACATTTATATTGTTAATGTTGCCTTTTAGGATTTTTAACAACACGCTAACGGTATGAGGAGTGTTAGAAATGGATACAACTTTTGAACAAAACCCTTTACCGCCATCATTATCATATAATCGCATTACTCCGTTTTGTTTGGAAAATGGATTATATTCTGATGATAACCATTCTAACGTTGTCCAGGTTCCTACAGCCCAACTAGAACCGCCTGTTTTAAAGAAAGGGTCGCTGTTTAAATTCGTCGTCCCCTCCTCCACCATCACCGCCTGCCCAAACTTACCAGCTTCGAACCTCGGCACATTCACACCCACTTGCGCACCATTGCTTGTGTATGCTACAGAATTGCGTGTAAATGTAACTCCGACACTAGTTTGTGTATTGCCTATACAAGCAGTTTTAGTAGATAGCGGCAGTACTTCTTCTACAACACCGTTGTTGTTAACATCGTCGACATCGCGCTGTACTACACATAACTTGTATGATGTTCCGTCACTTACATATTGTATACCACTGTCTGCTGGATTGTCGCTAAGCATAGGTTTATTTGTATATGGATTTTTAGGTTCTTGCTTAAACAATGCTTTGAATTGCGAATCGACTAAGGAAATTGGATAAGAATTTGTTTGGTTCCCATNNAGTATACTGTTATTTTTATATACACTGAGTGTTTTTGTTATTTCATTAACATTTTCTTCAAATATACGCATCTTGGTTAAGACTTGTGAATCCATATATTGTTTTATTGATAATGTGGCGAGTGCAACTATAATAAGTAGAACAATTACTAATTCTAACAAAGTAAATGTCTTTTTAGTCATATAATATATATAGCATATGTACTATGGCAATATACCGCTTTGCGTATCCAGATTACCATCAAAAGTCAGTTTTAGTATAGTATTTGCATCAACCGGAGCTGACTGTCCGCTATTGTATATCGCCTGCACTTCATTATCGCTAAGCTGTCTATTATAAAGCGCAAAATCATCAAGCACGGTGTCTATTTGGTTGGCTCCTGTACCCCAACACCCGATATATACCCCGATAAAAGATGCTGGTAAGGGTGGATTGGGTTGTTCTCCTCTCTTAATGCCATCTATATAAAGTGCCATTTTGTTGGCACTCCAACTTATAGCAAAATGATGCCAACCATTGGGTGTAATACTGTCATCCACTTCAATTATTTCTCTCACACCACTTTCATTTGCAAACTGAAAACGCCATTATGCTGCATCGCTCCTATGATATAACCATATAGCTTTACCGCTACCGGCTACATCTGCAGAAAATATAGTTGGATAAATATAAACGTTTTGTCTTTTGCTCGCATCGTTTACATTTACCCACACTGACACTGTTCCTACAGTTGGTGTAACTATGTTAGTAGGTATTTTTAATATTTCTGGTTGCCTTGTCCCATCTGTCCAGCTAGTTGCATAAGGTTTGGCTTCTAGCTGAACATTATCCGCGATAAAAGTACCTTTCAAACTATTACTCCATGGTCCATAAAGAATAACATAATTAACGGGTTTGCTGTTGTCTATAGTGAATGTTTTTTCTACTCGTTGCCATTCGTTTCCCCGTCCTGCGATTTTTCCAGTAGCGTGGCATGTGTGGCGGTTCCGAAAGTTCGCCTTTCCGGTACAGCCGCAGGCAGGCAAAGAAGGCATCCCAGGCCTTCCTTGCTTTCTTGATAATCTCCTGCCCCACATGTGCGGGCAGGGCACGATATGCTTCGTGCTCCTTGAATTCGGCGCACAAAGTTTCGTAGGAAGGCACGGGTTCACCCTTGAAGAAGGTCTGCCTGCACTTGTACTGGATGGCGTTCCAAAGGATGGCACAGCGATCTCCGATTGTCTCAAGTATTTGCTTTTGCTGTTTATCGGGCAAGACCCGGATAACATTTGTTCGCTTCATACTTCTATTTTAGCACAATTAATCGCTGCTTTCATCCCTACCCTTTCAAGGGTAGGGCTTTCTCGCGGCGGTTCTGTAATAGTCGCACCACCAGCTGCTTGGAGTACTAGTACAAGCTGGATATGAAGTAACTGGCAGTGGGTCGTCTATACGTCCGTTGTTGTTGATGTCATCAACATCCTGTTGTGCAATACATATGCTATAAGATGTACCATCACTTTGGTACTGTATTCCACTGTCTGCCGAAGCACTACTTAGCATGCTTTTACCTGTATATGGGTTAATAGGTTCTTGTGTAAATAGCGCCTTAAATTCTGTATCTGATATTGACGTCGGATATACTATAGAATGTACTCCTGACATTACTTTATTACTTCTATAAATATCTAATGTTTTTACTATATTCTCAATATTAGCCTCAAAAGTATGCATTTTAGATAGTTGTTGTGAATCAAGATAGTATGTCACCAAAAGGGCAGTTAATGCACCAACTATTGCTAACACTATGACAAGCTCTATAATTGTGAATATTTTTTTAGTCACATACGTTATATAGCATAACTACATTCAATCAGTACAAGCTGGATATGAAGTTACCGGTAACGGGTCATCCGTGCGGCCGTTGTTGTTGACGTCGTCTACATCCTGTTGTGCAATACATATGCTATAAGATGAACCAGTGCTTTGGTACTGTATTCCGCTGTCTACTGGGGCACTACTCAACATACTTTTGCCCGTATATGGGTTGATAGGTTCTTGTGCAAATAGCACCTTAAAATCAGAGTCATTTAATGTTTGAGGATATGTTGCAAGTTGCACTCCAAGTAATACTTTATTACTTTTGTATATATTTAATGTTTCTACAATTTTGTTAATATTAGCCTCAAAAGTATGCATTTTAGATAGTTGTTGTGAATCAAGATAGTATGTCACCGAAAGGGCAGTTAATGCACCAACTATTGCTAACATTATGACAAGCTCTATAATTGTGAATATTTTTTTAGTCACATACGTTATATAGCATAACTACATTCAATCAGTACAAGCTGGATATGAAGTTACCGGTAACGGGTCATCCGTGCGGCCGTTGTTGTTGATGTCATCAATATCATTTTGAACTACACAAAGTTTGTATTTATCACCGGTAGACTGATATTGCAAACTGCTATCTGCGCTGTTGTTACTTAACATGCTTTTGCCTGTATACGATATATATAGCATATGTACTATGGCAATATACCGCTTTGNGNATCCAGATTACCATCAAAAGTCAGTTTTAGTATAGTATTTGCATCAACCGGAGCTGGCTGATTGCTTTGATACGCCGCCGCTATTTCTTCATCCGTCCTTGCACGAGAAGAGATGCGGAGGTCGTCGATATAAGCACTATAATTATTTACGATGGATACAGTTGCAGGGAACATTGTCGCTACGCCATTGGGTAAATTCTGTTCGTACTTCACGCCGTTTACAAACAACGCCTGTTTGCCTGTTGTTGCAGACCAGCGTAAGACAATGTGATACCAATTATTTGCTTCAATAGTGCCTGCGGGAGTTGTAGGGCCAGTGTTGTTCGGACCGTAGTCGAATCTAGCTATTCCATTCGTATTAAAGAACAGCAAAAACCTGCCATTACTTGTATCCATGTAAAAAAAGTCATTCCAATTAACTACCACAAGCGGCTTTACCCAAAACTCAATCGTCCCCTCCTGCGGGTTCAGCACCTCGAACTCATTTTCGTCCAACACTCCCGCCGTGGGGATGGTGAGCGTTTCGGATGAGCGGGTGGAGTTGTAGGGATGCCACGTTGTTTTATATGGTTTTTGCTCTAATTGAATATCCTTCAGGTAAATCTCGCTTTCGCTAACTCCACTTCCGATTAATTGGATAGTATATCTTACTGCATCCGTGTAAACACCACTAGGTATTCTGTAGGTTATCCAAGCTTCTGTATAATCCGGTGTATTGTGATTAGTCCAGTTATATTGAGCTAAAATTTCGGGAACGTAATTCGCCTTAATGCATGTGCCTGCAGAGTTATATAGAGCAAGATGAAGGTCGTGTAGGGCATTTTTCACGTTTTTTATTTTAGCTCTAAGCGTAAAATAAACGTCACGTTGAATGTCCAAATAAAACGAATGACCGTGATGTAAATTAGAGTATGAACGAACTTTTAATGCCTGTTCTGTAGCACTCCAGTCATTACTTAATCCCCATATAATGCCGCTAGTTGGCGCAGCGTTCCACCAAGCATTGTCTGTGTTGGGGTCACGGGCAATATTCGTCGTCCAATCCTCTATCATTATCGCTTTGCCGAATTTACCCTGTTCGAACCTCGGCACATTCTCCGCAACTTGCGAACCATCACTTGTGTATGCAACAGATGGCCGTATAAATGTCAGCTGGATATTGGACCGCATATCGCCAATACATACCGACTTTGTAGTCAGCGGTAGTACTTCATCCACAATCCCATTGTTGTTAACATCCTCTATGTCACGTTGCACTACGCACAGCTTGTATGTTGGGCCTGTAGACTGGTATAACAATCCACTGTCTGTTGATGTGCCGCTGAGCATGCTTTTGCCTGTATATGGGTTGATAGGTTCTTTTGTAAACATATTCTCTTCTTTTAATGTTTCTAACATTGAAGGATAAGCAAAACTTTGTTGCTGTATTTTATATTTTTCTAACGCTTTCATTATATCATTAAGATTAGTTTCAAATGCTGTTTGTTTAGCAGCTTTAATCGATGGCGTATAATTATACACTGCTAGACCCACTAATACGCCCAATATCAACAGCACAACTAACAGCTCAGCTAACGTAAAGCCATGCTTCATAATCTGCCCTCCTTATCAATTTCCCATGATACAGTCTATTTTTGTGCCTATTTGCGATTCTAATGTATTGTCGAACGTCATTTTGTAAGTTGTGTGTTCATCTATAGGAATAGGCCATTTGTTTCTCCATGCTGCATTTATTTCTTGTTCTGTACGTGCCACATTAGAAATGCGCATATCAAGAATGGTGCCAGCCCATGCACCTTTATGCCAATCATAACTACCTATCCAAAAAATATCGTAAGGCTGATAATTATGTGGAAAAGAGAATGTTGCTGTACTAATGAATGTATTTGACCCTAAATACATTCTATAATTTCCATTGCCGTCATATGTAACGGCAGTGTAAATTGGCATGTTAGTGGTGTAATCTGCCGGCAAACATCGTTGCTGGCTGGTGACATGGCTTTCTAAATTGTCGAACTTTATCGCGTTGTCGGCGATCTTTACTTTATGGTGCGCTTCAAGCTTGTCTTTTAGAACTTTTAGTATGGCAATGGTATCTTCTAACGATGGCTCTGGTACATACACGGGTTGGAAGCGCCTTTCAAAAGCTGGGTCCTTTTCAATATATTTCCTATATTCGTCTATGGTTGTTGCACCTATGACATGTAAGTCGCCACGAGCTAAAGCAGGTTTTAACATATTTGACGCATCTACCGCGCCTTCTGCACCGCCAGCGCCGATTATGGTGTGAATTTCATCTATGAAGAGTATGATTTTGTCCTTTTGCTTGATTACCTCATCAAGTATTTTCTGCATTCTTTCCTCGAATTCGCCACGGTACTTAGTACCAGCCACCAGAGAACCGATATCCAATTGGATTACTCTTTTACCTTTTAAAGCATCAGGTACATCCCCAGCGGCAATTCTCTGGGCAATGCCTTCTACTATGGCCGTTTTGCCAACACCAGCATCACCTATTAGAATGGGATTATTCTTAGTACGACGGGAAAGAATTTCCAGAACCCTTTGTATTTCGGAGTCTCGACCTACTATAGGATCTAGTTTCCCTTGTCTAGCTAGCTCTGTAAGGTCTCTTCCGAACTCCTCTAGTTCCGTGGTCGCCGTCTGTGTTCCTCTTTGGTAAGGTGAAGCACCTGCAGAAGGACGTGTGCGACTTTCCTCCTCGATAATATCCATTAAATTGTTCAGCTTC